TGGTCGTCAGGAAACTGTTGGAGAACCAGGCGTTCCCACCGACGGCCAGATTTGCGGTCGCTCCCGTCCCGATGCCCATGTTTGACGTCACGGCAAGAGTCGAGACGTTCACAGTCCCTGTGACGTTCGCGGAGGTCGCGAAGACGTTGGTCGTCAGAAAACTGTTGGAGAACCAGGCGTTCCCACCGACGGTCAGATTTGCGGTCGCCCCTGCCCCGATGCCCATGCTCGACGTCACGGCAAGAGTCGCGATATTCGCAAGCCCGGTGACGTTCGCAGAGGTCGCAAAGACGTTGGTCGTCGTGAGACTGTTGGAGAACCAGGCGTTTCCTTGGACAGAAAGGGCGTTCCCGAAGGCTCCGGTCCCGATGCCGATGCTCGAAATCACTGCAAGAGTTCCAACGTTTGCAGTCCGGGCGACGTTCGCAGAGGTTGCGAATACGTTGGTCGTCGTGAGACTGTTGGAGAACCAGGCGTTCCCACTGACAGAAAGGGCGTTGCCGAAGGCTCCGGCGCCGATGCCGATATTTGATGTGGCCACGAGAGTTCCAACGTTAGCAGTCAGGACGACGTTCGCGGAGGTCGCCAGGACGTTGGTCGTCAGGAAACTGTTGGAGAACCAGGCGTTCCCGCCGACGGCCAGATTTGCGGTCGCTCCCGTCCCGATTCCCATGTTCGACGTCACTGCAAGAGCCCCGAGGTTCACAGTCCCGGCGATGTTCGCAGAGGTTGCCAGGACGTTGGTCGTCAGGAAACTGTTGGAGAACCAGGCGTTCCCACCGACGGTCAGATTTGCGGTCGCTCCCGCCCCGATGCCCATGTTCGACGTCACGGCAAGGGTTCCGAGGTTCGCAGTCCCGGCGATGTTCGCAGAGGTCGCGAAGACGTTGGTCGTCAGAAAACTGTTGGAGAACCAGGCGTTCCCACCGACGGTCAGATTTGCGGTCGCTCCGGTCCCGATTCCCATGTTCGACGTCACTGCAAGAGCCCCGACATTCGCAGTCCGGGAGACATTTGCAGAGGTCGCGAAGACGTTGGTCGTCAGGAAACTGTTGGAGAACCAGGCGTTCCCACCGATGGTCAGGTTTGCGGTCGCGCCCGCCCCGATACCGACGTTCGACGTCACACTGATATTCCTGACATTCACCGACCCGATGGCGTTTGCGGAGGTTGCGAAGACGTTGGTCGTCAGGAAACTGTTGGAGAACCAGGCATTCCCACCGACGGTCAGATTTGCGGTCGCTCTCGCCCCAATACCGACGTTCGACGTCACATCGAGTTTTCCAACGTTCGCAGTCCCGGTGACGTTCGCAGAGGTTGCGAAGACGTTGGTGATCAAAAATACGTTTGAAATAAATACGTTTCCGGTGACGGTCAACACACCGACGTTCGCGGTCCCAATGACGTTCGCCGAGGTTGCCGAGAGGTTGGTCGTCCGGAAACTGTTGGAGAACCAGGCGCTCCCGTCGACGGTCAGATTTGCGGTCGCTCCCGTCCCGATGCCCATGTTCGACGTCACTGCAAGAGTCGAGACGTTCACAGTCCCTGTGACGTTCGCGGATGTTGCAAAGATATTCATACTCTGATAGGCGTTCGCAGCCGACACCGTGTTGGCCACAATCCCAGACCCGACTTGAACCGACGTTACGTTGAGCGTACTGTTGTTCGCACTGGTCGCACGGATTGATCCAAAGGGCGTCCCGGTCGACCCTATGGCTTGCGACCCTTGGATATTTGAAGCAAAATATGACTGAGGCCCAAGAACGGTCAAATTTTGAATCAAAATTGTATTCCCTGTTGTGGTGACGTCCCCAAAATACGTGGTCGTCGCCATCTCTAGTAGTTGTTTAGAACTTTTTCTATTCAATGCTCCGAATAGCCTCGGCGAAGCGGTCTTTGATTGACTTTATTCCCTGGTAGCCCGAGAGGGTCGCAAGGAGGCCCGTGCGGATGTCCTTGACCATCTGTTCCTCCTTGGCCTGTAGGACGATCAGGAGGCCCTGCGTCTCGGGGGTCAGGTCATTCCAGGCCGCCTCCGCGCGTTCCCAGAGTTCTTCAGGCTTCAATTTTGAATTAAAATTAGCAATTGCCCAGTCACACATGTGTTTGTAGGCGGCGGGACCTAAGGTCCCTCGGGCCCGCTCAAACACATGTAGGACTTCATCGTTTTCACCAAGAAGGTGAAGGGTTCCATCGATCAGTTCGAGACCCATGTAATTTTAGTTTAGAATTAAATAAGCTCAGCCCACGCGAGCGAATAGAAAATCCCCGGGCTGGCTGTACACGCTGCAGCTGCAAGCGTGATGACGTCGCTCGTGTTTGTGAATGAGTTGCGCCCGAGCTGAGCCTCGAAAAACGAAGCTGGGAGACTCGTATTGAGTGAACCAGTCTGTGCAAACCCCACTTCGATGACGCGTCCGCCAGAAATTGCGGTAGACCCGGTATCAACCTGCACATTCGTACTGTCTGCATGAGCGCCCCACGACGTTCCACCAGAAAGCGCCCCGTTGAGAATGAGCGACCACCGCGCCAAATCGTTATTCGAATTGACAGCGACGTTAATCTGTCTGATAAGAGCGATGGCGTCGAGGCGACCAGGCGCCAAACGAACAGAAATCAGCGGCACGGGCGTCGTCGACCCAAGCGTCTTCGACGTCGTCGGCCCCACCTGACAAAAGAGCTGCTCCTTGGGTTCGTAACCACCTTCAGACAGAACGGTTGAACAAATCTGGTTCAGATTCGACGTCCCTGACGCTGCAGCTCGATTCGTAATTTCGTAACGCACGGGCAAACAGGCGGTCGTGATGTATGTGTATGCTACAAGATTTGCGTGGTTGAACGTGTGACAATTGATGAACGTCCCGTTGATCACGACGCCGCTACGGACCGAACCCACGCCGAGCCATTCGAGATCCGTAAAGAAAATCTGAGACTTTGTCATGTCCAGCGACAAACCCGATGCACCCGAACCATCGAGTTTGTCGCCGTTCCAATTTTGCTGCGCGACGAGCGTCTCTGACACCGTTCCGAGCGCATTCGAGCGTTCGACGATGTACACATTCGAAAAAAGGGTCGTCGGACTCGTGTTTGATCCAAGCTGGATGTAGTACCCATTCTCTGTACCAAAGTACCCGACGCGCTGGACGAGACCCGACTTGGCTGGATTCATGACGAACGTAATCATGGTCAAAAGAGACTTGCCTGGTTGGTAATTGAACACGAACCTGGACTCGCGTGCGACGAAATCATTCACGTTGCTCGTCACAAAAAGATTTGCTGAAGACTGAGCCTGGATGTAGTTGACCGTCGTTCCAGTCCCGATCGTATTTGAAAAAAACTTTTCATTGAGTTTGTACCTATTTTGGGAATCAAAAAGGGTCACTGGGTTGCTCACCCGGAGCCGACCGAACGCGTCGAGCTGGGACGACCCTGCCAGGGTCACGACAGAATCAGTCTGGATTATAGCCGGCGTGATGAAACTCCCATTGCTGATCGACGAATCGCACATATTTTTGATTGAGATTATAACTCAAGCGTATTGCCTCCTTCCAAACAGGATGATCACGAGTCCCATAACGAGGGCCGCAATAATCACATACATCTTTTGGCGTTCGCCCGAGTCCCATGCGACCGGTGGCGGGAGGCTCTCGGGTCTCTCAGGTGCGTCCGGAACCATGATGGTATCGAACCGTAGCAAGAACATGTTGCGCCCGAGGTCCTGACCGATGAAAGAGTCGTAGAAGAGCTTTCCGTCTCCGGCGCCCCTCCATGAAATTGTCAGACGATCGAGGCTGTCGATGCGAGAAGGGTACTCGATGGCAATTCTGTAATTTTGAGAATAAAATTCGTTGTTGTACGTGAAGCTCGTGTTTGAGAAGGTGGAGGCATTCGAGGCGAGGGACGTGGCCGCCTTGACCGGCACAAAGGCAAAGGCGCCAGAATAAGCGTTCGAGTTGGGAACGGCGATCGAGTTTGCCGTTTCTGTGAGCGCCGATGCGACCAGAGTCTGGGTCGATCGAAGCTCAGCGATATCCAAAGTCAGATACTGGGAACTGAAGACGTTCGGCAACATGGCCGAGACGAGCTCAACCTTGCTGATGTTGTAGATTGGCGTCGACAGAAAAAGAGTATATGAATTTGAATTTGGAAATAGAGTCTGATTACGGTTGTTGGAATCTACGTAGACGACGTAGTCCATTCTAAGTTCTGTTGATACTTTTTACGGGCCCGTCGCTCCTCACATGATGGGGATGCCATCACGACCAGGGTACAGACACACGTTCGGCTTCGAGCAAGTGATCCGGAGAGTCAGAAAGGTCGGACCGGCGAATTCACTCTGGCCCCCGGTCGCCGTGTAGATGTTGACGGTGAATTGCTGGATCTGCCGGATCGGCTCGATAAACGGCGTCTCGGCTGGGAAAAATCCATTGGTCGTAAAGATCGTTCGGTGCGTCAACGTGGTATTGTCCTCGAGCGGAATAAACACTACAGAGGTTGCGAGCTGACTGACGTTCGAGGTGGTGATTGACGGCGCGGGGCCCTCGTTCGAGAAAATGCCGGCCACCTGAGTGCTGTAACGGAGATGTGTCGTGTCATTGAACTTTGACTTGAGTTCCTCGATATTGACGTAATAGCCTGATGTAGTCACTGGCGCGATGGCATTGGCGCGGAAGCTGGCCGAAAGGACTTCAGCCTTGATGACGTTTCTCAAAGGAATGTTCATGTAGCCGATGAAGCTCGCATTCGAGCTGGCACCGATTGAATCAACACGGATCGTGTACACTTCAGTGTCACACATTTCTATTATGTACTAGGAATATTTTGGGGGGCGGGGGAATCACACGACCTTTACTTCTCCAGCAGAGAGCCGCCGACGCCGTCAGCAATCGCATAGTCGCGCATGTTGTCCTTGACGTACTCGCCAGAGTTGCACAGGCCACCTGGGGTCAGGCCGCTGCTGTAGTAGGCAGCATCCTTGGAGGGGCCCGCCACACAGTCCAGAGCCGGCTTGATGTCGAAGATGCTCTTGGGGTCCGCGCTGACGTTCGGGCCAGACACGATGGTGAGAGGAGACGGCTCGTAGGTGGACGAGCGGGTGGTGGCGCCCTGGACCAGGATGACCAGGATCGCCAACAGAAGACCGATGATTGTCGCGTGGATAACCATCTTTCCAAACTTGAATGCCATTTGCTTTTGAGTGATATTTTTTTCGAGACAGTGGCGCCCCTGGCCTGTAGCCAACTTGGCCGAATCGCGTTAAAGCCAGTGAGCACTTTTCTTCAAAACTGGTAGATGGAGTTTTCTTTTGACACGAACGAGGGTAAGACTCTGGCGATGAACGACGACGAGACTAAATTGCTTGACGAGATTTCGTTTGCACCCCCCGAGCGTCGATCGGCTCCCCTTAAGCCCCGTCAGTCCCGCCCCAGTCCGTTCGCCAAGCGGGCTCCTGGTCCAGTCGAGCACCAAGTGGCCCCAGACGACGGCCTGGATATGTTCATGAACCCCGGGAAGCGTACGGCCCCGCCACCTCCCATGGCTGAGGAGTTTGACGGTGGCGAGGAGGATGACGGCTTCGAGGAGGGCGGTCAGGAGGGTGGCCCTGAGGGTTACCAGGGTGGTGGAAACAGCGGGCCCTCCGAGGGATACAAGACGATCGAGGACGAGAAGGCTGACCTTTTGAACAAGATTTCCCGCCTGAACAAGAAGGGCATCCAGTCGAGCCAGCGTCTGACAATCTACAGCGACATTGAGGAGATTCGAACCGAGTACAAGCGGATGACGTACGGTGTCG